ATCTAATTGTGACGTGTCAATCTCGAAGTTTCTAATGACCATTTTCTATTCATTTTCGAGTGAATTCCTTACCAAAGAGGAATTCTTTAGAAGTATACCACTGATATACTGGATTGTTAAAACGCCAATCATGCTTAATCAACAGATTGTAATAACAAATGGGAGTAACCCCACTGGTATGTGGTTTACGAGTCTTCTAAATACTTTCAGTTTGATAGTCGTTCTGAACTATTTTTCAGTTATTAAGAATGGCAAAATTTTAAATGAGTTTGAATATTTAGTACAAGGTGACGACTTTATTATATTAATTGATGAGGGAGATGAAAAGTTACTTAAAACAATATTTAAAATCTTTAATTTTAGATTAAATTTAAATAAATCTAAAGTTGTTGGTTATAAAGATGATATTTCGTTTCTTGGATTCGAGTGGGATTACAATTCAGAACCTGATAATGATGATTTATGGTTAATAGCCAGAACATTATATCCTGAAAGGTTTGTTGATTTCGCAGGCCCTGAAAGATTAATCGTTAGATATTTATCACTATTATTCCAAATTAAGAGGTCTTATTCCTTGTTTGTGAAATTCATGTCAGTTGATAAAGAACTAAAAGATAGAGTTCTAAATAAATCAAATGTCACATTTAAGGTGCTAACTTCTGATGGTAGATTGATAGATAATAAGGTTCCAATAAATAGATTTCTTGAAATTGGATGGAGAATGTTCTAAGGAAATCATCAATTATAAACTTTTCTGACTTAATTGATTAAAACCATGGCAAATACATTATTTGATGTTATAAAATTTACACCACACGATTATTTAGATTCAGTTTACTTATCGAGTAAGCAAGGTCCGATCTTTGTAGAAAATTATTTTGAAATTAATTATGCTACATTTAGCGATTATGTGACTAATAGAATTGTCGCATCATTACAAACACTTAAACCGAATGATTTAAGAACCCTAAAATCTATTCTCGGTTTGAATGTGCAATCATCATTTTCTGAGATTGTTAAAGTTTGTTCCTCTAAATTAACAAATTTAAATGCCTCAATGCTAATTTTCTATACGAGTCATGATAACCCATCATCACTTAAAAAGAAATTAAGAAACCTAGAAATATGTTTACCTGAATTTCTAATTGATTTGATAACAACGGTTAATTGCTCAAAAAGAATACACAAAGTGTCTCAATTTGAAAATGTGTCGATAATTCCAACTAAGTGTCAGATTTCGGTTCCAGGTTTCCAACCTAAAAAGATTATAATAAATGATTACATTGAGTTAGTATCAAAGCAATCTGATTTATATAAAATATGTCAATTGCTTAAATTTGACGAAATGAAAGTAATTGAGGATGCTGAGGTGTTGTTTACAAACCCAAAAACCATTTATGATATATCTTTTGTAAAATTGGAGGACGGTTCAGTCAATGTCAATACGGGTGTTGGATTGGATAAAGAGATAATTTTCATGTCTCATCTTATCAGACCTAGACACAAGTTCCAGGAGAGAAATATTTGTAAATATAGAACAATAAACATCACTGAAGATGAG